TCCTCGCCATGATGTTCTTATAGGTGTATATTCCCACCCAAACTTATTGGCAGATTCTTCTAACATCTTTGCCCTATTATAATCATCGCATACTGTTATGAGTTTCATATTGCCACATAAGGGTTAAGCCTACCCATTAATATATCATCTTTTAATCGGTTGAACTCTGCCATATCATTCCCTGCAAGTCTTTCCTTTTCTTTTTGGTATGGATTCTCGCCTGTGTCGATATGGTCAATCTCAATATGTGGCAGGAAACTATTTCTGAATCCTGATACTTTGCACCTAACCGCAGCGAGTGTGTCATCAAATCCGTATATGCCAGGCTGCATCATGCCTCCAATTTTATCAATTAGTCGGTAGTTATACATTTGGCAAGTTCCAATAACGTGAGCCACATCCTCAACTATTATCCATCGTTGACCTTTGTAGTGAGGAAGCATCCGCAGTTCTGACCTATACATATCATTGCGGAATGGGTTTTCCATCAGGTCTTTTCTTTTTAATCCAAGTATGCCAATTAATGGGTCACGTTCAATAGCCTCCTCCATTTCATCAACCCAGTTAAGATAGTTAATGTCAACATCGTTGTCCATCTTTATTAGATGTTGTTTGGGTTCTCTCTTTGCCCATGCCTGATTGATTGCCTTTGCCGTTCCTACATTCTCGGTGTTGGTTATAACCTCAAATGGGCAAGCCTTTAACAATTCTTTGGTTTCTTCGCATGAAGCATTGTCCACAATTATAATTCTGTGGTCTGTAACTGTATGCTCTAAGCATTCAAGAGTTACTCTCGTATATTTACTTCTTTGATTTTCTTCGGTGTCGAACACCGCCATTGCTATCAGGCTCATTTTGAATTGGGTTTATAGGGTTTTCAGATTCATATTTATTTAGGAATCGCAACATATTCTTAAGGGTTTCCAAGTTGCAACCAGGACAAGTGCCAGGCCTTATGCCTGTTATTTCAAGTATTAACTCCCTTAATCTCAATAGCTGCTCTGTCTTGCCTATCCATTCGGAGTTAGATTCAAATATCTGTAATAACTCTTTCAGCGTATGCCTATGCCCTGTGTCAGCGCATAGGTCTGAATATATGTCTTTGTATGTTCTCATATCTTAAATAAGAATCTTTTTGCCACCATACCCAAATAAACTGCATAACCACCATAACTCAATATGGTGATAAGGTCTTTTAGTTCTGGCAAATAAATTAAACAGGCCATTGCAATAACTGATGCCCAGAATGATAAGCAAGTGGCACAATTAAATGGTTTAAAATCCAACCAATCGGGAATGGATGTTAGCGACATAAACACCACCACCAGTAGTGATATGCCAATCATAAGTGTTAATTCAAACATTGTTTATAAATATTAAATCGGGTTTCTGCTATGTGTTTAATCTCATAAGGTTGTACTGTTTCATATAACTTCTCGGCAAGGTCTGCAATCATGTTTGGGTTTTTTAGCAACTTAGTCATTTGCTTATACCAATCGTTCTTGTGGTTTACCTGCAAACAATTATCAGCTATTATCTCACTATAAGGCCACACATTTGAAACAATGGCTGCCTTCTTTTTAAACCCTGCCTCCAACATCTTGAGGTTTGATTTCATATTATTGAATCGGTTGTTCCTCAATGGTATCAATGCAACATCAATAGCCTCATAGAATAAAGCATATTGACTAACATCGCAGGCTGCATAGTAACTGAATTGCTCTGGCTTTGCTATACCTTTTGCGGTTAATATTCCTGCCATTGCCTGACTTGTCATATCTTGAGATTCAAAACCGCCATATACTATTTTGAAATTGTCGTGGTTCTTATACATACCAAGCAATGATTCAAACATTTCTAACACATCTTCAAAGTGGGTTACTGACCCTGACCAACCGAAAGTGGTCACATCTTGTTGCCTGTCATGTATCTTGAATTGTTCTTCGTTTGTGTCTATTCCGTTCGGTACGATGTAAACATTCTTTTGTCCAAGTTCTTTTTTTATAGCATCTGCAAGCAATGAATGTGTAGTGGTTACTGCTAACGCACCTTTGGCAGCAGCAGCGATTTGCCCAGAGTGATTCATTTTCTTTGCTGCCTGCCTCAAAACGTGCCATTCGGGAATGCGGTAGTCATCATCTAAGTCAAGTATATACGGAACACCTGCTTGTTTTAGTTTTAAGATAACCCCTTCCTGATTGCCTGTCTTACTTATGAATCGGTTTGCAACAACCAAATCATGCTCTTGCAGGAAGTCAATCTCTGCCGTGTCGATTTCGTTTACCTGACTTATCTCAACTTCGTGATTTTTACCCATATTGCCATGCGGAATCCACAACCTGTGATAGTCCACACCGCTTAGTTTAGGATATTGGGTTATGATTAATACTTTCATTGGAGTTGTTTTATTTTTTCTTTAACCATTCGGAGTGCGGAATAACTTATGCCTGTGGCTCTTTGTACTTTCTTCATATCACCTAACTGATTATATAACAACACAACCCTATTCTCAAACTCGGATAGGTTGAGCATAAACTTTTCTGCTTCACGGATTAGGTTTTCTTTTTCTTGCTCACTCGTTTGAAATGCTTTAATGTCAATCTGCGGTTTGTGAATGATGCTGCCTAACTTGCCTCGCTTGCTGAAGATATTAAATGCTACCCGATAAAACCAAAAGTTCAAAAACTTTAAATCGGGCAACCTATGCTCTGGCATTTCCAACACTTCAACACATACCTCTTGGAATATGTCATCAGCATAGTTATTGTTTATCCGCTTGCAGATTTCTTTGAAATTTTTATCGGTTGTGATTCTGTGGATTATATTTTCTCGGTTGTTCACCGACAACAAAATTAAAACCTTTTTCTATTAATCGAAAACAAATACTCCTTTGTTAATAAGTTTTTATGAGCATTTTCGTGGCATGTTCTACACAATGCGATTAGGTTATCTGGTGCATCTTGTTCCTCTTTGCGTTTGCTTCCAAACTTTGAACGTGGAATAATGTGGTGAATATCAACTGCTATGGCATTGCACACCTCGCATCTGATGCGTGTTGATTCATCTGCACCTATTGAGGCAAGATAGTTACGGATGTGCCGTTGCATAGTGTTGTTTCAGCAACTCATTGTAAGCCTCTGCCTCAACATCTTTCTGTTTGTTGCCCATATTTAACTCTTTAATTTCAGATTTAATGCTTCGCACTTCGGATATTAATGAGGTTTTGTTTAGTCGAGTGTTTAATTCAGCATCTAATCTTACCTGTACATATTCGCATATTTGGTTAAACCTTGCAGGATTAAATGCAATCTTACCTTGCTTGATTAATTCTTTACAAACCACGTTGCCAAAGTCCACAATGCTGCCAGTTCGTTTATAGTTATCATAGCAGGCTGCAATGGATTTCTCTATTATCGCCTGTTTTTCTTCGTTTGTTGGCTCGATTGTGGGTTTAGGCACATATACCTTAGCCTGCTTTGCAATAGTTTGTTTATGCTCATTGTATTTAGTCAGGAAAAATACAAAGTTTGAGGTTGATAACCCACCCACAAAATCACCATATTTAAGTTTAACTCCATTCTGGAATGCCTCAGATATCTCTTTTAAGGTCATGTTTGCGAAGTCGGTTTTTATACAATGAGCAAGGTTACTAACCACAAAATCCAAATCCTCCTTTGTGGTTTTGAAATTCATAAACTTATATGCCCATGAAACAAGCAGGAGGAGTTGAGGTTTAATATCTGTAATGGCTATATGCCTGACAGGATTGGTGCGGACTATTTCGGTGTTCATTTCAAATACTCCTTCATTAGTTGAGCGGTTGCAGAATTAATTGACTTCGTGCGGTCTTTTATCGGAAACAAACCCAACCAACAATTGAATGTCGATTGGTCGAGAATCTCGATTGCGTGTTCCATATCACCTGCACTCAATTGGATTAACTTTTTCTTTGCCAGTTGCTCGGCATAAGGTGTTAAAGGCTTTTTCATTTTAACTCGCATAGCAATATATTCACTCCATGCGGTTGTAAGTTCATTTTCCATTGTTGAGTAAGTTTATAATTATAGAATCCTGATAATGCCTATCACAATCAAGTTGCCTAATTAGGCTACTTTGTGCCTGATTCATTCCATATTGATATGCAAGTATAACACTTAGCACCAATATTACAATGGGGTAAATAGTTTCTTTTAGTTGTTTCATTTCAGTTTTGTTTAAGCCTGCCGAGCCGAAACCCAGCAGGCATTGATTTTACTTTCTTTTCAAAATGTATTTCGCCACTTCAACTTCCTTGCCGTAGCGGGTTTTAACTTTTACCAACTTAGTGGCTATCTCATAGCCTGCCCTGCGGAGGTCAGAAATTCTCGCTGAACATTTCCAACTGCCATAACGTTCAATGGCCTGCAAGTTGGTGATACTTCCGTGTCTTTGTAAATGTTTCAACACATCTGATGTGAAACTAGGTTTTGATTTTTTTGCGGTTTTCATTTTTTGTAAAGGTTAAATTTGTTTAAAAAAAAGGAGATGTCTTTGTATTGGTTGTCATGAGGAGGCAAATTACTTATACACTCAATCCCATGCAGTATAGTTGCATGATTTCTATCACCAAAGAATTGACCTATTTTTAACAAAGAATAGCCTGTGCATATTCTAATTAAATACATTGCCATTTGCCTTGCCATAACAAACTCACGTTTTCTGGATGGCGATTTCATTTCACCAACTGTAACTCCATAATGGTTTGCAACTGCACTTACAATGTGGTTTCGCTTTACTTCATCATTGGCATTGATAATCATATCAGATTGAGCCATAACTTGGTATAGGTAGTTCATAATTAAAAAGGTAGTTTGTTTGGTTTGTTTCCTGCATCTTCAGGTTTGTACTGCTTTCCATTGCCAACAAACTTTGATTCTTTGGTGTCTTTGTTGTAAACCTTAACCGCAATGTCATTGCCATACTGGTCTGCCTTGTCATTTATCCATAGGTCAAGGTTGATGTAAACCTTGCCATTCTTAGCGGTGTTTACTGATGGGTGTTTCTTGGCGATTAATTCCTGAACATCGGTCAGGCAAATACTGATTCTGTGTTTCATAAATTGTTTATTAGGTTTGTTTTAAATTGGTGTGCAATATTAATCTTATGCAGCATGCTTAGTATAAATCGGTCATCTTTGTTTACTTCGATAATCTTTATTTGATGCGCCTCATTGTAGAAGCGGTCATCAAAACTTACAAAGTAGCACATATCACGTTGACTCAATACCATATTAAGTTGCATCTGTGCATAGTAGTCAGGCATTTGGTCTGCAATATCTGACTGGGTCTTGAGCATCATATATTTTAAATGCGTATGCGGTGCAGGGCATTTAATCTCTGCAATAGCATCTGGCAAAACTATATCAGGTGTTCCGCAAAAGGTTTCCTCATCATTGCTGAATATCATGTGTCCACCTGTGGATGTATAGATAAAATCGGGGTCATTAATATCATATCCATACAAGTTAGCAAATGCCATTACTGCTTGTGGTTCGGTTTCGTTTCCGTGCTGCATAGCTGCCGAGTAATAGTCAGGCTCTGGCAATGATAATTGCGAGGCAATGCGTTCAAATATATAAGTCTTTGCACCTTTGCTCAACTGCTCACCCATTTCTTGCTCTTTCTTAGTTGGGTCGGTTAGCAGTCTGTGAATTTCAGAGGCAGTAAACATGCCTGCCCTAAAGTTTAACCAATCTTCTTTGGTTTCGTAAATTTGCATTTTCATTTCTTGGCCTCCAATCTTTTTTTAGCAATACCAAATTCAACCTTAAATCTGTTATTCGTGTGCATCTCTGGGTAACTTTCCCAAAGTATTTTAAGTTCATCCACATTCTTGCACAATCCTATCTGACTGCTCACCTCGTTGATGGTTTCTTGAGTTGTGTATTCTGGCTCGTATGCTTCCTCAAACTTACGATTGAGATTTGCACCATACTTAATGCCTATTTTCTTAGCAGCGTTCTTAATAGCTTCAGCATAAGCTTTCGGTGCGTTCATTTGCAAAGCATTCTTTTTCTTTGTTTCGTTGAAATTAGCAAGGTTTGCGCCTGAATCCTGCATGATTTGTACCGCACCTAAACCATCATAGTTCATCCATTGCATGATGACTGGGTTAAATACTTTGATGCGAGCAGATACGATGTACTCGTTTAACTCCCTGCGTTCAGATAATATCTCGTATTGAACTAACCCTGCAAAATCTTGTCTTAATTGGTTTTCAATTATCCCAATCGGGATGTAATTTGCTTTGCCATCGGGAGTTTTTTGCAGCCATTCCGCTTTAGGCTCTGCATTTAGTTTTGTGGTTAGCTTCTCAATCTCGATGAGTGCTTCCTGTTTTGTGTTTGTAAGTTCCATTGTTTATCAGTTTAAGGTAAATTGTTTCTGCTGCTTTGAAATTATCTCGCATAATTACTTCATCATATCCGTCTTGTGTTATAACTACACAATGAGTGGATGTTCGTGGTTTATGTTTGATAGTTATTCTGGGAGGGCCGATGTGGATGCACAATGCAGGCCAATCTTTGTAGTCTTTCATATTGCAAATATAATAATATTATTTAAAATGGCAAATATTCTTTTTGAACTTCCACATAAGTAAGTGGATATGTACGCTTTTTTAGACTGCTAAGGCTTCTGAATTTCCTGTCTATATAATACCCTTTGCACTCTATACCTTTGCTCTTTTTTACTTGCATTTTTAATTGTTTTCGGTATTGCATCCGCTTGCCAAAGTTGGTCATTACCCAGAGTTCATTACCACTAAAATAATGATTTGGCAGATTCTTGATTCCGTGTGTAACTATTAGCATACTTCTTACATTAGTAGCGTGTATCCAGTAGTTAGCAGCAATAGCAGTGCTTCGTATCATAGTTCCGTTGTTAATCATCTTTTTTTCTTTTCTTTTTTTTGCCACCGTACATTTTTAAAAAACTAAAATAACGATGTTTGTGCTAAATAAGGAGCAATCCTTTTCTCTGCAAGTTCAACATATTCTTTACTTATTTCTGATAATATCCAGTTTCGTTTCCATTTGTGAGCCATCTTTGCAGTTGTTCCACTTCCTCCAAAGCAATCGTAGATAATATCATTTTCATTACTCCAAGTTACAATATGGTCTTGTGCTAATTTTTCAGGGAATATAGCTGGATGTATTCCCTTACTATCTTGTTCTGTTCCAACTCCGTAATAAAATATATTTCTTTTAATTCTTGTTTCTAATACAGGTTTACCTGCACCGTGCTTTTTGCTTAATTCATCGCTTCCATTATTCCTCATTGTGCCATTGTTTACTTTCCCTGCATTTAGTGATTTTTCTGTCAATAAATTTACAGTTTTTGGCTTCCCTTTACTAAACACAAACATATATTCAAACGCTTGTTCATATCTATTATGATTTAATGGTGGTGGATTTTCTTTTGCATAAATCATAGTGTCGTGAACATTAAATCCAATTTCTTTGAAATATAAAGCCTGTTTAAAACTTGTAAGGCTTTCACTTCCATTTACAGTCGCATCGCCAACAATCCAAACAACTACACCACCTTGTTTTATCACTCTGTAAAGTTCCTTTGCAATATCCTCAAATGGAAATGAATATCCGTTATAGGTTCTTAATCCATCATAAGGTGGAGAAGTTACTACTAAATCAACAAATTCGTTTGGCATCTTTGCCATCGTGTCTAAATTACTCTCGTTGTATATTTTGTTCAGTTCCATTTTATTTTTTTTAAAAATTTCCCTCCCTTAAAAAAGAAAAGAAAAAAGGTTTTTTCTTCGTATCATCATTTGTGGAAGCTACTGCTGCTAACAGCACCTATACGCAATTTCCCCCACGCACAAAGCCAACGCACAACTGCGTATAGCTGCAAAACGTTATGGGAAATTCAATTTTTTACCCACCGCACCAATGAATACCACAAACGCTTGAAGTTGTCTGTAATATCGGTTCTACGTTCTTTTTTGCAATAAGCGTTTAAGCCATCTTCAATACCAGTAAATCTGCCTGTGTGTTCAAGCGATTTGTTAAATGTGATTTCATAGGTGTAACCTAAAATCTTGCCATCATATTCACTTGTTCCTTTGAACATATGGCTTCTTACTTTGTAACCTTCTTCTTTTTCCATTTTGAAATTTGTTTACGCCAACCCACAAAAAAATTGAACTATCCCATAACACGGGTTTGGCAAAATGCCGCAGGACAGTTAGTGCTAAAATTTAAGTTTCGAGTAGCGGCACTTCGCCAAGCCCGATGCCGTTAGCACCAAGCCTATGACAGACAAAAAAGAAATACCGCAACACGAGGCAATGGATACTATATTAAGGTATCTAATTGACAACAAATCTGACAGACCAATCCATTCGCATACCATTTGGAAAGAGGTGTATCCAGACCAAGAAGAAGAAATTGTGTATTTCTTGCTTAGGAAAATCATGACCACAGCAGACGATATTGTTATAACACATATTCGCAGTATTGAAACACACAATTTTGAAGTGTTTTTCGAAGCTAATGCCATAACAAAAAGATATTTAGAAGAGCAGGGCGGTTTTACCAAGCAATACTTACGTGAACAAGCAGACAAAATTGAACAAATTCGTATAGACACTTTACAAACAGAAAAGTTAGAATCAGAAGTAGATATTATTAGATTCCAAAGGGGCTTGGGTAAGCGGCTGACAATTTGGGGTGTTATCTTGACTGCCATTTCAATTTTAGTTTCGTTTCTGACCAGCTTGTATCAGACACAGCCGACACGTAATTTGGAAAATGAAGTATCTCTTTTGAAAAAGAAACTTGACTCCGTAACCTATAGTTTACAACAGACAACGCTACAATTACAGAACATAGAATTGCAATTATCGAAAGACACACTATCATCGAATTAATATATTGATTTAGCAACGACAAATGAGAAGAAGGCCAGGTGCTAACACACGCCTTGCGCCATTGCCGGTAACTACTTAATTTTATGTTTATTCTACGCATATATATTTTATTTTTGGTTGACAATTAATCCTCACGCAATCGGCAACGGTCGCAAGGCGTGGGAACGTTACATTTCCGTTATCTCACCACCATCTTCCATATATTGCCTGATAATATCCTCATATTGTCGCATATCTAACTCATCAAATGGGATGCTTCCAGAATATTGGATGTGCAATCCGCTTGGCTCAAATCTATCCTCTACCCAATTAATAGGGTTGGTGTAATAGTAATCTTCAATCCTCCATACAGGTATCATACAGGTCTGCAAATCGCCTCCATTAACGCAGTATTCTACTTCAATTAAGGCCTTGTCGGTGTGTGTGTCAATTATGTCTATCATAGTTTTTTCAGTTTTAAAAGTTCTGTTTCCCAATCTTCCACCCAGTGCATCATATTGGTGTTGTCAAATACCGCAATGAGTTTCTCTAATGCTTTAATTCTATACCAAGTCGGAAGTTCCTTATCATATTTGGCAGTCGCACCCAAAAATCCAACAATGTTATAAAGTTCCTGAGTTTGCTCAATGTTCTTATTTAATGGCTTGCCATCAATAGCTTGAAGTTGGAAGTCGGCAGCAT